TCATGGCACGTTATAACCTGCATGATTATCTGGATGATCAGCGTCACTGGCTTGCTGTTTGGCAGGATCATCTTGAGAAGCTGGTTGGTCAGTCTCTGGTTTGATCCCCACGTTATCTTCCCAGGCCAGCAAGTCTGAAAGTCTCCACCTTTTAGGGCTGCCATTTATTTTAGGCTGCGGGAATGGCTGAGCAAAGTAAGAGGGCATCCGGGATGGGGTGCTCCAGAAATAGAGTGTGCTGCGCGATATTTTGTATCTGGACAGAACGTCATCGGTTATCAAAATTTCATCTGATTTATGAGATGTATTAGTCATAAAAACCCCTTAGTTACATTGTCCAGGCAGATGGTGTAGCCGGCGTGCGCAGCTCATGGCTGTGGCCACATAGCTACTTTTTCTGTTAACAACTTCTACAGTGATCTTTGAGCCTTGAACCACCACCGTATAAGTTCTCTTCGTTTTCTGTCGCCCGTAAGCTCCATAAAGCTCAACGTGTTTTGCCAGCGCGGCATCGCACGCCTGGCGGCCCAGAGGGGAGTGTCTGCTTCGGTTAATCAATCGCATATACATTCCTTTATCGGGAAAGTTTCCTCTCCCGATCTGGTTAGCCCACGTATTCCGGTTTCATGTCGTCCAGGGTGATGCGGAACTGGTCATACAGTTCATCACCGAGGTGGCGTTTCGCGCCGTTGAGAATGCCTTCAGCTTTAGCGAACAGTTCGACGGCTTCCGGTTCTCCGGGATTAGGTAGAGAGTTGATCGCGGCCTCAACTTTGTTTCTGGCGTCAACCATGAAATAACGCTGCACGGCTTTACCTTTCAGCTCGGTGAAGAGAACAGTGCCCAGCACAGCTTTCTCTTTATCCAGATCCGCCCTGATGGCTTTTGCTGCATCGACCGATTCGGCGCGCTCAATGCGGTCACGGAAATCATCTGCCAGGGAATCAATATTGAGAGCTGAATCCTGCGCGCTGGTGGTGATGTCTGTTCCGCTGGTGATCTCTGCCACAGACATTCTTTGCGCCGGCGTCGGGTTTATTTCTCGCTCGGTCCTTTGTTCAACCTCATCCGGGCTGTAAACACCCAGGATGACTTCCGGGCAATACAGCCGCGCCCAGTATTTGACGCCCAGATAAGCGATTTGCTGTTTCGGGTTAGAAACCCACAAAGGAGAATTACGTGTGACGACTCCAGAGAGATAAAGTGGCTCCCCCCAGGTGATTTCCGATTCACCGCGCAGAATCGCGCCGACCTGGACGAATAACCCGATTTCGTCCTCATCTGTCCAGCCTCGTACACGCTCGGTGACATTGTATTTCCCGTTTTTGCCGTGCTTTTCCCGGGTGACCTCTTGAGTCCTGGTGCAGCGCTCCCAGTCGCCTCCGTAACGATAGTGAAAGCGGCCATGAATGGCGCTTGAGCTGGCGATTACCGCATTGACCAATTGGGCTTCATACCCAAGCACACCGTTTACCAGATGCGTTTTTTGCGCTACTGCGTAGGGATTCATGCCCCATTGCATTGCCTGCATAACGATCGCCATGCAATCGGCTGGTTTACCCGCGAGGTGTGCAGGTACCGTCACCTGAGAATCTGCCATCAGGTTTGCAAATGCCGTTAGCTGGCCGAGTGCCTGCACGTTGAAGATGGCGTTACTGGCAGAAATGGTATTTGGAGCCTGTTGCTCAGTGGTAACAATATTGGTGTTTTCCATCGTCATATCCCCTTATGCCTGTACGCGCAGCGCTTCGAGACGGCGCACATCAAAATCGTTGAGTTCTTCGGCGTAATCCTCAGTGATTGGCGCCGGCCATTCGCCAGTGTCGAAACCGTTCGCGATCGCGCGCATAGCTTTGCGGTATTCCAGCATGCCGAGTTCCAGCAGTTCTTCGGATGCCTCGATAATGGCGATCCAGTGGTAGTTCTCGTCTTTGTTAACGAATATCCATAAGAACTGGTCAAGGGCTGCGGTTTCGCAGTACATAGCCGCGCTCAGGTGGTAATCGCGCTCGATGATTTCCCGGTGCAGTTTCGCGCGCAGGCCTTCCTGCTTGATGTTCCACATGCTGATGGTTTTAAGGTCCGCACCGATGCGCAGGCCGCCCATGTCTATCTCAAGGTCAGGACGCACGCGAACTTCCAGCCCGGTTTCCTCATCAATGCCGAAATAGCTCACCTCGACGGCACGGCTCGGGTGCGTCAACAACTTGCCAGCGGTTGGGTGATTCAACAGTGCTTTCTGAATGGCCAGTGCCGTAGCCAGCTGCTGGCGGGTAACCAGCACTTTTCCTTCCGGGTTCTCGTGCCATGCATCCAGCAGCTCATCGGCAAACACGGCATCCTGTTTTACCGATTTCACGGCCTGAATCAGATCCGCCTTAGTACCTGATACTTTCAGCGGCTGCGCCTTCTGTGCTTCCTGAGCAACCAGGTCAGGGTTAATGATTGCCAGCTGTTCCAGTAAGGCATCTCGGGTGCCGCTGGTTTTCACCTGTGCGGGCAGAGTAGCGTTATATTCCTTGATGCATGCCTTCATTGCGGTAGCGGTTTGCTTTTGACCGTCTTCAATGCGCTGGAACTCAGCAGGCAAAGACATATAACCCTGGCCGGTTTCTTCAACTGATGTACCCAAAGGAACCTGGGCGGGCAGGGTCGCGTTGTATTCTTCCAGGAATCTCTTGATGTCATCTGCGCTGAGCAAAACCGGAAGCCCGTTGTTGTATTCGTCGATAAACGCGCGGATCGTCGCAGTCGTGGTGAAGGCGCCTTCCGGGATTTCCGGCTCGATACTGAATTCTTTTTCCAGTTGATCAGGCTGCAGTGCCAGTGCATGCACCAGATTGCCCATATCCAGAACAGGGGAGCGTACCTTCTGGATAGTTTTGGATACGTGGCGCGCCTCGAAATACATCAGCGAAACCCGCGCATCTTTAACCATCGTGGAGCTAATACCGTTAGCGGCGTGGTAGACCTCATTTGGCACGCCTTCATATCGACCTGGCTCTAAATACTCCGGCCATACTGGCGCTGCTTGTTCAGCCTCTTCCTCTTCATCGCTATGAGCACTCTCGGAAACTTGGCTTTTCAGCACTTCGGCGGTAAGATCCGGGCAGCGTTCAGCCAGTATTTTGCTCATGTTCACGGCAGTTGTTTGCGCAGGAGGTTCATCAGCGCCTTCGCCTGTTGATACCGAACTATCAATTTCGTTTTTGACTGACTGATCCGCCTCCATCTGCACATTGCTGGTGGTTCCTTCTTCGGTGGGATTAGTAGCCGGTGAAGTCATAAGGCCTTCAATTGAAAACATTCCGCCGCCGAGATTAGCAATTTCCGGGGCTCTGGGTTTGGTCAGGTCTTCGGTTATCCACTTCGGATCCGTGGGGTCACTGATACCTTCGACATATTCGCCACGTTCGGCGGCCAGAACCTGATTAGCGTCAGGACGTTTCTTTTGAGCTTCTTTCACCAGTTCGGTGCCAATTACCTGAAAGTCAGTTGGGAGAGTTTCCAGGTCAGGCACACCTTCATCTCCATCGATAGCCTTTTTCATAGCGTCCAGAGTGACGGCGGCAGATGAAATATGCCCTGCCTTGGCAAGCGTTTCAGGGGAAGGGGCGTCATGCTTATGCTCAGTCAGATTTGCGTTGATGTAGCCACGCAACCGATCTGGAAAAGGAGTTATTCCGCTGGATGCTTCCCTGATTAGTGCAAAAATCGCCGCACGCGAATAATCCAGGATGCCAGGGGTTTTGCGCAGGGCAGCCGACCATTCCTTGAACGGACTTTCTTTCTTCTGGACGATCTCTTTGGCCCGGCGGTGAATTGATGCCGGGAAATTGTAGATATCGAAATCCATTGGCATTGTGGCCAGGGCTATTTCTACATCGAGCGTATCAAGGGTATGGGTGTAGTCGGGATTGCGATCGGTTTTATTACCGCCGCCAGCATTAGTTCCTGCATCAGTTTTCATAACTGAAGAAATACAGTTACCGGCAGCCCATTCCCTGGTGAGAATGCCGCGGTCAATCGCGTTCGTGGCGAACCACAGCTTTGCAAACTGGATACGCTTGCCGAGCTCATGCCGCTTCCCTTCCGGGAAGACTTTTTTATTGGCACTGGTGAATTTCCAGAGCGCCGGCATATCGTATTTTTTGATTTCAGGGACATTCTCGGCGACCAGAATCAGATCCTGGACGGCTGCGTTATCAGTGTCCATTTCAAGAGCTGACAGCTCCTGCCGGTGAGGCATGCTGATATGATAAACGTGACGTTCTTCGGCCATGTACTGCGCCAGCAGCTGAGCGCGAAAGGGGAGCTCGGTCACGTTAAAAAGCGCGCTGGAATCGTCCTGGTATTCATCACTACCGAAAGTTTCCACGGTCTCGCCAGTAACGGCCTCAGAGGTTACTCCGGCATCATCGATGTGATGATCCGCAGGCACCTGACCTGGCTTCAGAGCCCAGGTGCGACCATCGTCGCCGAGCTGGTAGCGTTCGCACCATGAGTAATCGAGAACACCTTCCGCCGGCAGGTCATTGAATACCGGGAAATCGGTGCGAATTGGTTTTTGATAGTCTTTGCCGCGGCCTGTTTCGATCCCAGCGTCTTCCAGATCGACGTCCAGCTGCAGAAGGGCGCGAGCTTCTGATTTATTAGTGCGCCAGATTACGGCATCAGATTTACCCGATTTTTGAGTCGCTTTTATCAGATAAAAATATTCCATGTGATAGCCTCTATTTTGGATGTAGAATCCCCCGGGCCATTGGTAGCGCCCATTTAGGGTGGTCATTGGTTTTGGTAATTTCCGGTGTAACTTTGGTCGGTGGCACCGGACGTACAGCCCGCTTCGGCGGGTTTACGTTAGCTCTCGTGCGCCATCTGGTCGTAAGAGGCGCAGCGTTCAGAGCAGTACTCTTTTTGTTTCCTTGCGAGCTGGTTCCCCTGGAGGTACAACAGGGTGCTCACCACTGGTTTCCCCTCGATCGCTTTACGGCAGTAACCGCATTTTTTCTGCATTCTCCCCCCTACATTTGCACCGTGAACCCGGCCGGATGCTCGTCCAGTACGCCTTTCAGTGGATAACATTCAGCTTTCACGTGTTGCTCTTCTGCAGCAGCCTTGCAGTCATTCTCAGTGTCGTAAACGCCGAGCAGGACATCCTGATTACCGCCCGTCAGCATGCTGACGGTGAGAACCAGGGCAAACATCGTGCTCATGAAGGGGCTCCTTTTTGCGCGAGCATGTAGCACACCCGGCGGATGAAAGCTGACAGCGGACTTAAACGAATAGCTTGCTGACGAGCGGGTTTGCGTGCGAAATCATTCATAGAAACAATCCCCCCAGTGCGCTGAAAAGCGCGATCCAGATGAAGAGCCCAATAACTGCCGAAATGACCAGGGCTTTGATGCCTTGCTTGCTCATTCCAATTCCTCATTTATGCCTGTCTTTTAACCACTTCAGGCTCGGTGGTATGCTGGTAGTTCTCACACAGCCAGCAAGGAAATAAAAATGTCAAAACTGACAACGATGAAAGTTGCTTGCCCTGATTGCGGAAGCGAGATGCTCAAGCGTCCCGATGATTTCGACTTTGATACAAATTTTGTTGGCGTCAGTTGTGCCAACTGTGGTCGAGAAATCACTAAGGACGATGTCGTTAAGCAAGGGACGGATGTTGTCAAAAAGCAGGTTGACGACATCCTCAGGGATGCCTTCAAGGGAACGGGCTGGAAGCTCAAGTAACCCCAGTAGTTCCTCGACCTGATTGATTACCTCCGTGGCGTCTATTTCGAGTTCAATAGGCGCCACCTTTACCTTACTCATCTCACCCTCATTGCCTTGTCGCCGGCCAGCGGAACGTTTAAACCTACTGCGCGTTGATCTCCCACCTCATCCGGTGATTCGTATGCCGCCGGCAGCTACTTCGTGGGCGTCCTGCCTGGGTGGTTCGTGGTGCGTCTTAGAGATTAACATTAAATCACTGGTTTATATTTGTGTCAATGGTGGGTTTACGCGCGGAGTAAATCATAGGTTTGCATACGTGTTTTTTGAGAGATGGTCGGTGAATCGCAGGCAAAAAAAACCCGACACAATGGCCGGGAGTGGTGAAATTGAGACAAAGTTTTGAAGCGATAGGAAATTTAAGATGTTTATATAAAATCTAGCACAGTGGCTGGATTGCTATAAAAGTAGGGTTAATGATTAGCGACCCCGCGAAATATTATCAACGGTGTAATCCCGAATGAACCTAACGGGCGCCCCATTAGACCTCTCATCATCAATAACATAGGTTCCATTCCGCGCTTTAATTCATTTGTAACATCGGGGTATGGCGCATCAGGATTATCGACCTTATTATCATCAGCGTACGCATCGACGATGCAAAGAATATACCACTCCCCTGGTATAAATGGTCCGTATTTTAATGATACATCACTTAGTGTAGTTGTTAAGTTAGATGGTTCGACAGACATCCAGCTTAGATTTCCAAAAGAATCGGCAAAATCAATGTGTGTAGTTGGAGGCAGTATTTTTACCATTTCCTCGGCATTTTCAAGACCCGCAATCTCTTGTTTTAAAGTGTTTTTTTCTTGATTATTCTTTGCCGATTTCAACTCGTTTAACTTAATTTTTTTTATTATTGGCATGCAAAGATGAACCATCTGGGCATCAAATATTTTCATCATGCCTTTAATTAATACTATATCTCCAAGTTTAGCTTCATGAAGGTTTGTTTTAATTCTGTTGGTCTCTGAAAGCTTATCCAAAAGGTTTAATGGAAGACTCCATGAAGAATCGAAAACTTGTTCCTGTCCACGCGCCGATGCTTCAGCAGCATTGGTTCGTGCTCCAATTAGAGGTAGTCCAGCTTTTAATTCTTTAAGACCATTTTCAGATTCATGTGATGTTTTTTTTACTGAGTTCAAAACACCTGCAGGAAATAATTGAGCAGTTAAAGCACTCACTCGTTCCTTGTCAAAGTAAAAATAATCAAATAGTGAATCGATGTTTTGTGAGTCTTGAGCCATCACGATGTTCCTCTTTGATTTTAGTTCTTTCCTCAGCAATTTTTTGTTGCTGTTCCTCTATCTCGTCATAAATCTGCTGCAACTCATCCACGCCTGCTTTTGGTGGATCATTTTTGAGTTGTTTTAATAGCTTACGAATCATGACTTTTCTCCCAGAGAACACTTGGTTAAATTATGTTCTCTTCAGTCTTCAAATTCAACTTGACTCACAATTTTTCCTTCGTATTGTTCCACCAACACATCTTGGGCACTAACCTGCTTCACTTTATCGAACCAACTACAAAGAAAGGACCGGAAAAAACTAAGTAGATTGGTATAAATTGATTTATAGCTTACTAAACATCATCTTTTTTGATACGTCGCCCCATATACTTAGCGTACAGCACGTCGAGTTCCTTAAGGCGCAGAGAGACGATCCGAAGCATGTTCTGTTGTTCTTCTTCTGGCAATTGGCGATAGAGCTCCAGTAGGCGCTGTTCGTCTGGCTTGAGTCCGTCTTTTTCGCCAACGTCTTCACCGAGTAGCCATGCAACAGAAATACCAACAGCGTCAGCTATTGCTAGTGCTGATTTTTTACTAATCACGCCTTTTTTGAACCAGCCGTTTACGGCCTGAGGGGTGACTCCAGCTATACGTGCCATGTCTGCTTTAGTAACGCCGCGATCAGTGATCTCGGTAAGGCGCTCTACCAGAACGAGGTTGGGTTCTTCTTTTCTCATAAAATCATTGTAAATATTTGGTTTATACATGCAATAAACCTATTCTTTGCATATAATATAAATCTGTGGTTTACTTCTGTTGTTGTTTAACAGGAGAAACATATGTCCGCACTAGATAAAGCAATAAAAGCCGCTGGTTCAGCTAGGAAACTAAGTGTCGCGCTTGGCGTAACGAGTATGTCCGTTAGTCACTGGAAGAATCGGAATCATGGGATCGTCCCGCCAAGCTATATCTTCCCAATTTTCAAAATAACAGGTGTCACTCCCCACGAATTGCGCCCAGATCTCTATCCAAATCCAACAGACGGCCTGCCGAAACAGGAAGGTTGACCATGCAAATCATGTCCTTTCAACAAAATACCGGATTCAAGACCGGCGCTTTGATAAAGCGAAATCAGCCGATAGTCGCAGAGCACGACAACATTCGCTCAGCCGTTCGCGCCTGGGCTGCAGCTGCTGGGCAGGATGTTGTATCTGCGTACATCGTCGAGGAATGGCGACAGCAGGGCGGCGAGGAGATCGCGTTTCCTGATGACATCAGCCGTGCCCGACAGAAGCTTTTTCGCTACCTGGACAACCCGGCCGAGTCTGAGCGCTATCGCGAGTACGTTCGCCTTCTTACACCGGCGATCATGGCCGTTCTTCCTCTGGAATACCGACACCGCCTATTGCCCGAAGAGAGTTTTATGTCCCGACTGGCTCGTCTGGAGAAAGAAACCAGCGAAGCGAAGGTTGCCGTTGTTATGGGGGCACCACGCCATCAGAAGTTGAAAGAACTGAGCGAGGGAATAGTCGAGATGTTCCGAATAGATCCGGAGTTAACAGTGCCACTGATGGCCATTGTCACTTCAATGCTGGGGGTGACGTGATGCTGGAGTTCAGAAAGGTGAAAGCCGCGGTGCTGCAACACCTACGGCTTTCGTTGCGAATTAACTGGATAAATTCACAGGGGAAATTATGAACACGAACCAACTGAATATCAATAACGAGGGCGCCCATGGCTAAAAATTCTATCGACGCTTATGGCGCCAGCGGCAAAAGCAATGTTCTGTTTTTCGAACCGGAAAGTTTGCATCTGGTTACCGATACAACACACCCGCTGTACGACGAACGAGTACACCTACCGCTTAATGAAGCTGTGATCCTCAACATCATGGAGCTTGGGGTACTCGAACCGATTATCGTGTGGAAGGACCCAGAGACAGGGAAAACCTGCGTGGTGGCAGGTCGGCAGCGCGTAAAGAACGCTAAGGAAGCAAACGCCAGGAGAAAGCGGGCAGGGCTGGAACCCTGGACGGTACCCGGTATAGCTAAGCGCGGCTCAGCAATTCAAATGGCCAAATACATGGTCAGCGAAAACGAGATAACGCAACCAGATACCCCACTGGGCCGGGCCAAAAAAATGGTTCAGCAGATGGAATACGGTCATGACGAAAATGACATTGCCCTGCTTTTTGGCTGCAGCGTAAAAACGGTTCAGGCAACCGTGGCTCTACTGGATGCGACGCAGGCCGTCCAGGCGGCGGTTGAGGCTGGAAAAGTCACTGTCACTCAAGCGCGTCAGCTGGTCGATATGCCACCGGAAAAGCAACGGGAAACTGTCAAACAGTTAGAGGCAGCGGCAGAGGGTGTAACTGGCCACGAGAAAGCTCGCCGCCAGCGCGCTGTCCTCGGCAACACAAAGCCTCGTCTCAAATCCCGTAAGGAAATCACCCAGCAACTTCAAACCGCCAGCGGCGAATACGCAGCGGCTTTGCGGTGGGTGCTTGGTGATGAAAATACACCAGTTTAAGCAACAACGGGGTCTCTATGCGTGATTACGGCAAGGTGCATACATCATTTTGGATAAGCGATGGAATGCGCCGGGTATCGGATGATGCCAGGTTGCTGGCGCTGTATCTGCTCACAGGGCAACACACGAACATGATCGGATGCTTCAGGCTGCCTGATGGATATGTTTCGGAAGACTTAGCCTGGACTCCTGAAAGGGTTTCGAAAGGGTTTGATGAGCTATCGGCTAACGGTTTCGCAACGCGTGATTCGTCATCGAAATGGGTGCTAATTCGTAACTTTCTGACCTGGAATTCAGTTGAAAACCCAAACCAGGGAATTGCAGCACTTCGTTTGTTTGATCAGGTCCCGGACAAATCTACGGTGAAGCCAGAGCTGGCGCGGGTTTTAGCATCGGCAATATCCCACATCGGTATCGCAAAACTAAAGGGTTCCGAAAGGGTTCTCGAACCGTTCCTTAACCAGGAACAGGATCAGGAGCAGGAACAGGATCAGGAAGAAGATAGTTCGGGGCATGGCTCCTCCACACCCCCAGACGATCAGAAACAGGACGAAGGCGATAAACCTGAACCCCAAAAAATATACCCGAATGAGTTCGAGCAGGTCTGGTCGGTTTATCCCAAGCGGGCAGGGGGAAACAGCAAGTCAGATGCTTTCAAAGCCTGGAATGCCCGAATCAGGGATGGAACCACTACGGCGGAAATCCTCGCAGGTGTGGAGCGTTACGCGGCTTTCGTTGAAGCCGAGGGAATCCTCAACACGCAGTACGTGAAACAGGCGAAAACGTTTTTTGGCCCTGGCATGCATTTCAGCGAACCGTGGGCGATTCAGCAGGCGCCAGGCGCACGAGATCCCAATCAGATTTCGGAACCTGACAAAACCATCCCATCGGGATTCAGGGGGTAGCGATGAAAAACATGATTGGTACCGGGAATGCACTGGAGCGACTGAAAAAACTCATTCCCCATGGCGTTCAGCCAAAATTTGGCAGCGTTGATGAATGGCGTGCCTGGCAAGCCGAAGAAGGCCGTAAGCGCTGTGAGGAACTGGAAAAACAAAACCAGCGCGCACGTGCAGAGAAAATCTTTGGACGTGCAGGAATTCAGGATCTGCACCGCGGCTGCACATTCGCTAACTATCAGGTTGAGTCGGATGGCCAGCGTCGGGCGCTCTCGATGGCGAAGAGTTACGCGCAGCAATTCGGCTCAGGGTTTGCGAGCTTCGTATTCAGCGGAGCGCCAGGCACCGGGAAAAACCATCTGGCGGCGGCAATCGGAAATCACCTGCTGGCTGGTGGCCGCTCTGTGCTGGTGGTAACCATTCCGGATCTCATGCTGCGTGTTCGGGAATGTTATGACGGAGGGCAGTCAGAGGCGTCATTGCTGGATGATTTATGCCATGTGGACCTGCTTATTCTGGATGAGGTGGGTATTCAGCGCGGAAGCAGCGGTGAAAAAGTCATCCTGAATCAGGTTATCGATCGCCGGCTGTCCTCCATGCGACCTGTCGGCATCCTAACCAACCTGAACTATGAATCGCTGAAGGAAACACTGGGTATGCGGATCCTTGACCGTCTCCAGATGGACGGCGGTATGTGGGTGAATTTTGAATGGGACAGCTATCGCAAAAACGTGCGCCATTTGCGTGTCGTTAAGTGAGGTATGTATGGCAAGAGCATTGTCAGCAGTTGAGCGCAGAGAGTACGTCCGCGCAGTGATTCGGATCACCAGACATCAGGGGCGACTCACGACCGCCGAGGCAATGAAAAAACTTGGGCTGAGCCGCGCTACTGTCCAGCGGTATTTTTCCGAAGCAGAAGCGACTGGCGAGGTTGTCCGGCATGGTCGTCTGGGATTGTTCCGCGATCAGCGCGCCGTGATCGATTTTGACATGAAACGGCTTGGGATGGTGCCAAAGGCCGCTACCGGGATGAATTACAGCCTGCTTGGCAGCCCTGTATTTCAGCGTGTTTTGGATGTGCAAGAAGTAATTTCTGCGGGTAAACCGATAGCCGCCCCGCAGGAGGTGAAATAGTGGATCCTTCACTGGAATATGCCTGTAAGCGAATTCTGGAGCTGGAGCAGTTGTTGCTGGTGGATGTTCCTGAAACCGTTTGGCCCGCCGAGGTTGCAATGGTTCTGTCTCAAGTAGAAAGCGCCGGGGTTCTCCATGCGCACCACAAGCAACGACTGCAGCACCATATCAACAGAATGTGGCTCGAAAAAATGCCGGTACCGTCAATTATCGCCGCGGCCCGTTCGCTGGCCAGCACCATGGAGAAATACGTGTGAGAGAGAGCGAAATCATCGTTGATAACTTTGCCGGCGGCGGCGGGGCGAGTACGGGCATCGAGATGGCGATTGGGCGTAGCGTGGACATCGCGATAAACCACGACCCAAACGCTGTAGCTATGCATACCACCAATCATCCGGGAACTCTGCACTATTGCGAGTCTGTTTATTCAGTGCGTCCAAAAGTAGCGACTGCCGGCCGCAATGTTGGTTTGGCCTGGTTCTCGCCGGACTGCCGCCACTTTTCCAAAGCAAAAGGGGCTAAACCAGTTGAAAAAGCGATTCGTGGGCTGGCGTGGATCGTTATCCGCTGGGCGCTGGATGTTGGTCCGCGGGTAATGATGCTGGAGAACGTTGAAGAGTTTAAAACGTGGGGTCCACTACTGGCGGCGGAAATGCGTCCGGATCCGGACCGTGTTGGCGAAACGTTCCTGGCATTCGTCGGCATGCTGACATCCGGAGTTCCTGCGGATCACCCTGCGTTGTTGGAATGCTGCGAGTTTCTGGAGTTGTCGCCGGATAGCGAACAGGCGAGGCGCTTGATTACCGGGCTGGGCTATGACATCGATTATCGCGAGCTGCGCGCCTGCGACTATGGTGCACCAACTATTCGTAAGCGCTTTTTCATGGTGATGCGAAGGGACGGAAAACCGATAGTCTGGCCAGAAGCTACTCACGGGGATCCGAAATCACCGGCGGTGCAGGCTGGAAAATTGACGCCATGGCGGACAGCTGCTGAATGCATCGACTGGTCTATTCCTGCACCATCGATATTTGACCGCAAAAAGCCGCTTGCAGTTAATACGTTGAAGCGTATAGCACGGGGTATCCAGAGATTTGTGGTCGATAGCGATAACCCATTCATCGTTAAATGCAACCACACTACGACACGCGGTAAATATGATTGTTTCCGTGGGCAGGGGTTATATTCACCAATACAGACAATCACCAAAACTCATGGTTACGCGTTGGCGGTACCTACTCTGGCACCGTTTATGGCTGGAAATGGTGGTAGCCAGTACCAGGCTAAACCGCGTCCACTCAACAAACCAGTTCATACCATCTTAAAGCAATCCCGAGCATGCGTGGTTGCCCCGGTTATCGCCCGCCAGTTCGGCGCAAGCATTGGCCACCGGGCAGATGAGCCTAGCGCCACGATTACCGCTGGTGGAGGGGGTAAGTCTCAGTTAGTCACCGCTACGCTTATTCAGATGGGGTATGGCGAGCGGGTAGGGCAATCGCCGCGGGTTCTCAATCTTGGTAAACCGTTGGGTACGGTTACAGCTGGGGGCAATAAGTTTGCCGTAACAACTGCGTTCCTGGCGAAACACTATGGCGGGAACTACGCCGGTCCAGGCGTTGCGCTTGATGAGCCAGCTCACTCAGTGACTACCGTCGATCATCACGCTTTTGTGACATCGCACCTGGTAAAATTGCGTGGTACCTGCCGTGATGGTCAGCGCACCAATGAACCGATGCCGACAATCACCGCTGGAGGTCAGCATGTGGGAGAGGTTAGCGCGCTGCTGGCGGCTAATGATTACGACGAGCGGCGTGCGGACCAAGTTAAAAAGTTCCTAAATTCTTTTGGCGTCAGCGAACTGGTGACGATTAAGGGCATTGTTTACCGCATCGTTGATATCGGGATGCGAATGCTGCAACCGCATGAGCTTTACCGGGCGCAGGGCTTTCCGGAGTGGTACATCATTGACCAGGATTACCGCGGCGTAAAATACGCGAAGGACAAGCAAGTGGCTCGCTGCGGTAATGCCGTCCCGCCGCCGTTCGCTGAAGCGCTGGTGCGGGCCAATTTGCCGGATCTATGTCAACAGAAGGGAATGGCTGCTTAATAAACTTCTATCAATTCAACCCGCGCCGGCGGGTTTTCTTTGTTGTCCTGGTAAATAGGGGATTGCACACTACACAAATTGTGCATCCTAAGACTCAGTAGTTTTTTCTGCTACACCAATACATCTGAAATTAATTAAATTCTGAAATTGGCCTTTTCCATTTGATCGAGTGAAATAGGGGCTTGTACGATACACAAAATATGCCGTCGACAACCGCGCAAAGCTTTTAACTCCGTTAGCCATGAAAGTTAAACAATACTCCCAAACTTTCAATTTCGATAATCTCTTTTGAAAATAGGGGCTTGTAGGACGATCTTCATCTGCCATCATATCCTCCGCTACCGTGAAATTTTCACATGTAAGTGATTTAACATTAATTTATACTGTATAAAAACACAGTATATGGTTTTGCTTCCGGGAGGTAGGGATGCGCAATGAGAGTAATGAGTACTACGATCTGGTTAAACGTTCTACAGGTGAAGTTGTTGGCAGCATCAGGGCAGCAGGCCGGGTTCTGGTATACACGGCAAATGGTGTTACTTCTATGCGACCACTGCTTGAGGACGAGGGAGTATTTAATCTCAACGCAATGACCAGTTTTCTGCATCGCCTCGGCTACCGAGTTATCCCGCCTTCTGATAATATGAAATCAACGGCCTGAACAACCGTTGACCTACTGCGCCACGGAGGGAAACCATGGCGCAATTGCACTTAATAAAGCAGTCACAAGGTTTACTGATCCCTGCCACGCAGGAGACCAGCGAATTTCTACAATCAAAATGCAAGCTCGGCTGCGTTCTGGAGGCCGACTTTAAGCTTGTCCGCAATCCGGCGTTTCACCGCCGTTACTTTGCTTTACTCAATCTCGGTTTTGAATATTGGGAGCCTACCGGCGGGGCGATTTCGTCTAATGAGCGCAGGCTTATCACAGGTTACGCCAAATACCTTGCTGCATATGGCGGGAGTGAATCGGCGTTACTTGATGCCGCCGGGCAATATCTCGACCGAATAGCCAAGAAGCGATCCGGCTATATCAGTATTTGCAAATCTTTCGATGCTTACCGGGCGTGGGTCATCGTAGAAGCAGGCCACTATGACGCCATACAGCTGCCGGACGGCACGCTGAAAAAACACCCTCGCAGCATTTCTTTCGCCAGCATGGACGAATGCGAATTTCAGGAACTGTACAAAGCATCGCTCGATGTTCTCTGGCGGTGGATCCTCTCTCATTCGTTCAACAGCCTGCAGGAAGCTGAGAACGCCGCAAACCAGCTTTTAAGTTTTGCGGGGTGATGCCGATGAAACACTCATGGTTTCACCATCACGAATGCACAACACAGCAGGCCGACGAACTGATGGCGAGATATCGCCAGCGGGGCGTAAAGGTCGAACGAAGCTTAAACCCTGACTTTATGACATGGACCGTTAGCGCGCAGCTGGTGGAGGACAAAACTCCGCCGCGGCCAGACTCTCGCTGGCGCAACAGGATGTGGGAGTGAGTATGGCGAACCTTCGCAAAGCGGCCCGAGGCCGCGAATGCACAGTGCGGATCCCCGGGTACTGCAACGGCAACCCGGAAACCAGTGTACTGGCGCATTACCGTCTGGCTGGCACCTGCGGAACTGGATGCAAGCCGGACGATACCCAGGCGGCTATTGCCTGTAATGCATGCCACGATCTCATCGATGGCAGAAAGAAAACCACAGATTACACCCGCGACGAACTGCGCCTGATGCATGCGGAAGGTGTGCTCAGAACATTGGCTATATGGAAAAAAGAGGGGGTACTGAAAGCATGAAACTCGAAGCGTCCTTAAAACATTTCAGCCCTCAGGGTATGCATATCAGCGACGACGTGAAAAGCACATCACCTGATCGTCTCAACGGTACGGATGTTATGGCTGGTATTGGGGTGACAAGCAGCAGGGCACGGTTCGGGCTGGCAGCGTTCTTTGGAAAGACTGGCATCAGCAAGACAGATGAGCAGTTGGCCGTCCAGGCGCTAGCGCGGTATGCGATTGAAACCGCACCGAAGAACGTACGCAAAACAGCTGGTAAAGAGCTGGGGCGCTGCTGCCTGATTTTGGCACAGTTTGCCTTTGCGGAGTATTCCCGGTCCGCGGAAACAACGGGAGTCTGCAGGGTATGCAGTGGCACCGGACAGATTGAAACCACTACCACAGAACGCAAAGTTTCTAATCCGTGGGGCAAAGCACCATATTGGGCAAACAGGTCCCGTGCTGTTCGTCCGTCCGACTGGGATAAGTGGACTGAAGTAACAGCTAGCGTAAGCGCTAAATGTGAAGCCTGTGACGGTAAGGGGAAAATTAACGCGCGCTGCCGCTGTGGTGGTTCTGGCCGGGTTCTGGACCGCAAAGCGACAAAAGAGCAGGGAGCACCGATATATAAAATCTGTGAGCGCTGTTCGGGGAATGGCTTTTCAACGATGCCGTCTACTGCTGCTTATAAAGCGATTCTGACGCTTATCCCAGACCTGCACATCAGAACATGGACACGCAACTGGAAACCTTTCTGCGATGCGCTGGTGGACCTATGCTGGAGGGAAGAGAAGAGGGCAGATAAAGAGTTTCAACGAGCAACAGCTGATTGAGTAAATGGGCACATTATTTTGCATTTTAAGTGCACGATGCTTGATTTTGTCCGAAGTTGTCGTGTATATTTTAAATCGTGGAATAAAGCGCCTGAACGAAAACATTTATATAAACCCTGCTACGGCAGGGTTTTGTGTTTTTGAAAAAAAATGCCTGAAATCGGCTATAAAGTGTGATCTGAATCAAAATCCCATGCGCCAAACTTAAGGAATATTAAGGAACTGTAAATATTCTTTATAAGTGATGGTCTTATGGCGTTAAAAGATATTTTTGTACGAACCGAACCTCGCAGACGGCATTATGGCGTTGCATTGTTTATCGGGCTTATTTCTGGGGTGGTTTCAGCATTTGTTAAATGGGGTGCTGAAGTACCATTACCACCGCGTAGTCCTGTCGATATGTTTACCAGTGCCTGTGGACCAGAGTCATTAATTCGAGCTGCCGGGCAAATTGATTGCTCCAGAAACTTCCTTAACCCTCCTTATATTTTCCTGCGTGATTGGTTAGGGTTAGCCGATCCAAATGCGGCTGTCTATACCTTCGCCGGACATGTGTTTAACTGGGTAGGCGTAACACATATCATATTCTCGATCGTATTCGCGGTTGGGTATTGTGTAGTTGCTGAGGTGTTTCCAAAAATTAAGCTGTGGCAGGGTTTGCTTGCAGGTGCACTCGCACAACTGTTTGTCCATATGATTTCGTTCCCGCTTATGGGCCTAACCCCACCGTTGTTCGAACTTCCATGGTATGAAAACGTTTCTGAAATATTTGGTCACCTGGTGTGGTTCTGGTCCATTGAGATAATTCGCCGGGATCTCAGAAACAGAATTACGCATGAACCTGATGCTGAGGTTTCTCTGAATTCAGCATTCAGATAATCCAAGCTGCAAAGCCAGGAACCCGCATAAAATGCGGGTTTTTTATGCCTGCGATTAGTAGCTGTTCGACAGCGCTGTTCGCTGCGATGGCAGCCGTAAGATAGGCGTCTTTCACAGGCATTGTATTGACGCCAGCTATGTTTGCAGCATAACGTATTGATGTGGTGAATCCCCCTGTGCGGAGGGGCGACCAGTCAGTTACAGAAACCTGTAAATGCAGCGCGGGCCATGCCGACTGGGGCATGCTCACCGGGAGGCACCCGGCACCACACTGTCACTAAGCATATTGAATATTTCATAGTGGGTTTACTTTTGCGGTAGCCCTTCTATGTTTATAGAACGTAACGGCAAAAGTGAATGCTTCCTGGTAAATCGGTAGCTCGGACTATTAGGAGTGCTTTCGTTTCGTTACTACCTAGAATGCCTACTTTCTGCCCGCTTCTCTGAGCGGGCTTTTTTTATTCCTAATCAGTTCACGTAAAACATCAAAACAATAATTATGCATTCATCTGCTGGCATGCCTTTTACCTTCAACTGAGAGACACTCCTGGCGATGAGAAGGAGAGTCGAAGCATGCTTTATGTCTAAATCTCTTGTCATTGCAACGTATGGCATTGAAACGATGTTATCGAGATGTTAGGTTTTATGTGTGGTGAATCCCCCTAGCGGAGGGGCGTAAACAGTTAGAAGTGAATCCTCAGCGCGAGTCACGGTGACTGACCAACGACTTACCGGGAAGCACCTGGCACCACACATACTGCATAACCCCCTAAAGGCCTTCCATTCCGGTAGGCCTTTTCTCTTCTGGGCGCCATGACGTAAAAGTTCGACCCGTAGACCTATAACTGTCTGTGGGTTCGTCAGGCCACATTGCCTGATGGGCTCACTTTTGTAAGCTATACGGGCGCTGCAGTGGATGCTTTACCAGAGATTATGATGATGTAAAGCCTAAGCGACTGGGAGTTTGTCTTGAGTGAAAATCTTACTACAGTGAGGGCACATCAGCGCAGAGCCTTTCTGGACTCGGGTGTAACTATGTTCTGATTGGTTGGCGCAGCCAGGGCAGGTACATTTGATGAGGTAGTTGCGATTGTTTTTTGAGTTTTTGCGTTGTTGCATATGATATTTCCTGATGAATGGTCCGCAACCATACACTATCCCCAGGCACATAGCTCGCGTTGAATTCCCCAACCACCTCTTCAAGGTGGTTTTTTCTTTCAGGCACCTGGAATCACCATTGATGAGTATTCCACCTGCCGGTCCTGATCCCTTTCAAACACACAGCACCCCGTTAACCCGGAGGTGAACCTATGGCAAAGCATATGCAAGACAAAGAGAGCATGGCCGGAATCACCTGGCTAGCTCTGCTGATCATTGCTGGTTGGGGCGGCCTTGTCCGATTCCTGATGGATGTGAAGCAGGGCAAAGCAAAATGGAGCTGGATAAATGCTTTTGCGCAGATTGTGGTTTCGGCTTTTACCGGGGTTATTGGTGGGCTCATCAGCATTGAAGGTGGCCTGAGTATTTACATGATACTGGCCACTGCCGGTATCAGTGGTGCTATGGGTTCCGTAGCGCTCACGTATTTCTGGGAACGAATCACCGGAGTGAAAGTACAATGACAGCAGACCAGATTATTGAGGGGATCCTCGGCAAAGAGGGTGGTTATGTCGATCACCCCTCTGATAAAGGCGGGCCAACCCGCTGGGGCATCACGCAAACCACCGCCCGTGCACATGGCTACACCGGTGATATGCGAAACCTTCCCAGGGAAACCGCAAAGCAAATCCTGCTCAGCGATTACTGGACCAGCCCCCGGTTCGACCAGGTGGCAAGTTTATCTCCGTTACTGGCAGATGAGCTTTGCGACACTGGCGTGAACATGGGGCCCAGCGTCGCCAGTAAGTTCTTTCAGCGCTGGCTGACGGCAATGAATATGCGCGGAAAGCTGTATCCCGATCTGATCCCGGATGGCGCCATTGGCCCCCGAACCATCACTGCGCTTAAGGGATATCTTTCAGCCCGAGGGAAAGAGGGGGAACAGGTTCTGTTACGCGCGCTGAACTGCAGCCAGGGCGCCAGATACCTCGAACTTGCGGAGGGTCGCGAAGCCAACGAGGATTTTCTCTACGGCTGGATTAAGGAGCGCGTGCTATGAAGATGATCATCTTCGCTTTGCTCGTGCTGGTGGCTTTGCTCGTTCTCTTACTGCTGCGCAAATATACCCGGCTGGAGTTCGTAGGCCATGCCAGCCTGCTGCTGAAAACGTGGTCTGTAAAGCTGGGGACTATCGGCGCGCTGGTTGGTGTGTGGGCGCAGTCGTTCCCGGATGCTGCACTGCACGCCTGGGCGATGCTGCCGCCGGACATTAAAAACATTCTGCCTCCAAACATTGTTGCGTTGATTAGCCCTGCGCTGGTGGTGCTGGCGGTGCTTTCGCAATACGTACGCCAGCCAGCATTGAAAGCTAAGGCCGAAGAACTGAAGGAGCCGCAGCGATGAGCTTCGAAATTATTGCTGGGCTGGTGGTCGTCATCCTGGGCGCTATAGCTGGCACGTTCGGTATTGGTCATGCTCGCGGTACCAGTAAGGCAGAAGCCAAAGCCGATCTGCAGCGTACCGAAGAGAACGCCGCCGCAACCGTCGCCGCGACAGAACGTAGGGCAGAAGTCACGAAAGAGGCAAGCGATGTACAGCAGACTGTTAGCCATATGCCTGATGACGATGTTGATCGGGAGCTGCGCGAGCACTTCACCCGCCCCGGTAGTTGTTGATACCGCGTGCAGCTGGGTGCGGATTATCTACCTGACCGACCACGATATCGAGGTGCTGGATAAGCAGACCAAGCGCGATATCCTAGCGCACAACAAAGCAGTGCAGGCCAATTGCCAGAGCATTACCCCTATTCAGTGAGTTAAAAGAATGGCCTCATCCTTGAGGTCCACGGGTAAGTAAACGCAAGGTCTTTCATGTAATGGCTCTTTTAGCCTAGGAGCCAGCTCAGAAACAACAAGCGTAAGCGGTAGATATTTATGATTTTTTTCTGCTGCATATCCCCAGCAAACCAAAAGGGCTACGAAATGAGTGAAGCTAAACCGCGGGATGGCAGCACCGTAAAGGGATACCGCACGTTAACCGAGGGTGATATTGAACAGATGAACCGTCTGAAGGGTGTCAGTAAGCACTTCTTAAACCTTCTGGATACAGCCAAAGAATCAGATGCCGATACCCGTTGGATTGGTATGGCTAAAACTGAAATGCAGAAGGCGTGCATGTTCGCTTGTCGGGCTGTGGCTCAACCTGAAGACGGCTGTTAGCGCTTCAACGTTTCAATGAAATAAATAGAACCGCGGAATGAATCCTACAAAATGCAAGTGTGCTGTATTTTATCGGATTCTAATGAGGTTTTGAGGTGTTTTTCTACTGGTTGCGAGAAAAATGAAAGGTCAGACGTTATGGGAAGTGGCTCATCCATGAGCACACGGGTAAAACAACGGACTTTGTCATGGCAGAGCAAAGTCAAAAGTAAGTGTAGAATGTGTCTCGGATTTAACAAGCTCAGCGGGTTTGTTTCATTGATTGTACGTCTGTAACTTTCATAATATTTCTGCCATTTCAAAACTAACATATTAGGAAAAAACTTAGGAAATTTAGAGGGTAAGTGGAAAAGTGGACAGCTAAATCTCCTCGTGAAGCAATGGGCTTAATTTTAAAAAAAATATATAGTTTGCAATGTTAGTTTTTTAGTTCATTATGCATGCTACATTGACTTTTTATAAAGTGAGTTACTAATTATGATTGATTGCAAACTTCCGCGACTTCCAAAGCATTATCGATATGGTGCTGAACAAATTAACAAATTGCCTGAGCGTGGGGAGGTTTTTCCTCCCGCGGGCAGTATAATAAAGTCAGTAAGTTTAACTGAAAGTGTGTTTGTTTGCGTTCCGGTGCAGCGTTATATTCATGGGTTGGATATTTGGGTCACAGTTGAATCCTCTTGCTAATATTTTTTTTGGTAAGAATGGCTTTTCGTTAGTTTGGTAGTTTCTATTTTTTGTAAATTCGCTGTAGGAATTTAAAATTAGCATCATTGCAACGCTTTCAAACACCGTAGAAGGATTATGATGCTAGTGCAAAATAATATTTATAATAATTCAGAGTCATATGCTCTTCTTTTGTTTAGTATGTGGCCTGTCCTTATTGTACTTCTTGTTGTGATATCTTGTGCCTTCTACGGTGTATTGATGCATAAAACTGCAATTTGTTGTTTTCTGTCAGCCATGTTCCTTGGTATCGCAGGCTGGTTTTATGGATGATCACCAATAGCTCTAATATGAGTCGTTTTTTAGTATAAAGTCAAAGTGTCATTACTTTACCTGGCTTGTAGCGCTGGTTCTCTAAGGTTTGACGATAAAAGGCCCTGCTCATACAGGGCTTTTCTGTATGTATTATTTATTAAAGAGGTAAGACATGTCAGAGATCACCGCATCCGAGCAAATCCGCCTGGATATCATCAAGAAAGTTAACTACGACACCGCAGCGGCCAAGTTGGCCATTGACTGGGTAGGCGACAGCTATCTGAAATCTGAACTTTTCGCAGACTCCTTTGATCGTGTTTACACGGAAAGCGAGATTGTCTCGAAGACCCGTAAAGCGATTCAGGAAGCGACCGAAGCGCTGGCGTTGTTTGATACCGGCGCAGAACAGGCCAGCTAAGGCATTACAACAGGCATTCACTGAGTGCCTGTGATAATGACCATCAGACAAATCGTCTGGGCTGACAGTTCAATCAATCACCAATTTCCAGTTATACGGGGTAACTGACATCATTGTCTGTTTATCCCGGTGAATTTTGAAATACTCACTACTCTCATAACGTCTCTGCTTGCCAACACCAGAACGGCAGAGGTCAGTTAGCCGTATAGATGAACCTCTCCCGGGTGGCTCCTGAGAGATTCTTTATACGCTAGCTGGTAGTAACTAAAGGCCGCATATTTTTGCGGCCTTTTTCATTTTTGTAAAATGAAAGCCCTCAGGCGGTTAACGATGCTCTGGACCATGGAAGTGATCTCCACCATGTCCGCCTCCATGGGGACCAGGGGGAAGGATACATCCTGAAAGTGACAGCGCACCACAGATCACAAAAACAGCAAGCATAATTCTTTTCATAATAACTCCTGAACTAAAGAGCCTTAATTCCAAAACATAAAAGTGAATATTTTATGGAGAATCAGTAATTCCTTTTTCTCCCTCACGTTAAATAGGAATAATCCATGGCAAAACCGGACTGGGGCGAGCTTCAGCAACGGTTCCTGTCCGATCATGCCGCAACCGGCGTATCACCGAAGGATTGGTGTGAAGCGCAGGGACTGAATTACGCTACAGCCCGCCGATACATCAAGAAACCCACTGCGCAAACTGCGCAAAAACCTGCGCAGAAGAAATTGTGCACTGCGCAAAAGGAAAAGTGCGCAGAAGAGTTGGTGGAGAGCAAACTGAGTCCAAAGGTAAAGCGCTTCATTGCTGAATACCTCAAGGACCAGAACGCTACCGCTGCCGCTGAGCGTGCGGGCTATAGCGACCCAAACTATGGCCGTCAGCTTCTAACGAATCCTAACGTTGCGCAGGCCATTGCGCAGCAGCAGAAAGCATCCATTGTGCGCACACTCGGCAGCGCTGATGAAGTACTTGAGCAGATGTGGCGCCTGGCAACGTTCGACGCCAACCAGCTATCACAGTATCGCCGCGGGAGTTGCCGTTACTGCTGGGGCTTCGGTCATCAGTATCAATGGCGTGATGCCGTGGAGTACGAAGAGAAGCGGCTCGAAGCGCTTGAGCGTAAACGTCGCGAGCCCGTCGATGTTGGTGGTTACGGTTACGACCACACCAGCGCACCTAACCCGGAATGCCCTCGCTGTAATGGTGATGGCGTCGGCCAGCCATACTTCGCTGATACGCGTAAGCTGGCGCCGGATGCTGCGCTTGCCTATTCCGGTGTGAAGCTTGGGAAGAATGGCGTTGAGATAACCGCTATCAGCCGCGAGCGCATGTACGAGGCGGTGATGAAACGGCTCGGCCTGGCTGATAGCGAGTTCGCCCAGCGTCTGCAGCTGATTGAAATTGAGCGCCGGCAGCTGGAGGTCGAAAAATTACGCAAAGAGCTGGCCGCTGACCCGGAGGATGACGAACCAACGCCAGTTGCAATCAATATCAACGTAGTCGATGCACGAGTGAGGGAAGAGGATGGCGATAGCACCGACGCTTAACATCCCTCAGGCCAAATTCCTTGCGATGCAGTACAAATTTAAGGCCTATGTCGCCGGCTTCGGTTCCGGTAAGACGTGGGTCGGTTGTGGTGGTATCTGCAAAGGGATGTGGGAACACCCCAAAATCAACCAGGGTTACTTTGCGCCAACGTATCCGCAGATCCGTGACATCTTTTATCCCACTGTTGAGGAGGTGGCCCACGACTGGGGGCTGAATGTCAAAATCAACGAGGGAAACAAAGAGGTTCACTTCTACGCCGGGCGCCAGTACCGAGGAACGACGATTTGCCGCTCGATGGAGAAACCGCAAACCATTGTTGGTTTTAAAATCGGTAATGCGCTGATTGATGAACTGGACGTAATGCCCGCCAAAAAGGCGCAGTTAGCCTGGCGAAAAATCATTGCTCGTATGCGTTACAACGTGGCCGGTCTTCGTAACGGGATCGACGTCACCACGACGCCGGAAGGGTTTAAATTCGTTTATCAGCAGTTCGCAAAGGCTGTACGCGATAAGCCTTCGCTCTCAACGCTGTACGGCCTGGTGCAGGCCTCGACGTTCGACAATGAAAAGAATCTGCCGCCGGACTATATCCCGTCGCTGATGGAGTCATACCCGCCGGAGCTGATCAAGGCTTATCTCCGTGGCCAGTTCACCAACCTTACCAGCGGGACGATTTACCATCAGTTTGACCGTAAGCTGAATAACTGCCGGGAAGAAGAGCAACCCGGTGAGCCGCTGTATATCGGTATGGATTTCAACGTCGGGAAGATGGCCGGGGTTGTTCATGTGTTACGTCTGGGGCTTCCGTTTGCAGTTACTGAAATCATCAAGGCTTACGACACGCCGGACATGATTCGCATCATCAAAGAGCGGTTCTGGCTATATGACGGCCATGACTACCGAAAGGTGCGTGAAATCTATATCTACCCGGACGCTTCCGGCGATTCCCGTAAATCCAGCAATGCCAGCGCCACTGATATCGCTCAGCTTCAGCAGGCCGGCTTCAATGTGGTTGTTAATGCATCAAACCCGCCAGTGAAAGACCGCATCAACGCGATGAATGCCATGTTCTGCAATGGTAACGGTGAACGTCGCTACAAAGTGAATGTAAAGCGGTGCCAGGTGTACACAGAATCGCTTGAGCAACAGGTTTGGGGCGAAAACGGTGAGCCGGATAAAACGGCGGATAACGATCACCCTAACGATGCCGGTGGGTATTTCATTGTGAAGCAATTCCCGATCATCAAACCGACTGGAAAAGTCACCCAACTGCGGATGTAAAACCATGCCTGATATTTCAACGCCCAACCTCGACTATAACGACATGGTTGAGGCATGGGATATTAATGATGCGCTGATGGGCGGCACGCTGGAAATGCGCCGGCAGGGCAATAAGTATCTCCCGAAATGGCCGAACGAAGATCCTGAAAGTTATAAGGAGCGTTTGGCTTCGGCAACGTTACTACCTGCCTATGAAGAGGCCATTAAACAAAACATCGGGCGAGTGTTTGCTGAGCCGACGGTATTGAGTGAGGACTCTCCTGAACAAATACGGGAACTATCGCCAGATATTGATATGGAAGGAAACCGGCTCGATGTCTGGGCACAGCAATTTTTCAGCATCGGATTCCAGTATGGTCTGGTACATGCGCTGGTGGATTTCCCGAAAATTGACCCGGAGGCAGTAAAAACTAAAGCCGACGAAAAAGCCGCGGGATCCCGCCCATATGCCACGATGCTTAATCCACGACAGGTCATCGGCTGGAAATCGAAAGTGGTTAAAGGGAAAGTGGTGCTGACCGATCTGCGTATCAGAGAGGTCATCATTGTTGATGGCGATGATTATGGGCAAACGAAAGTTGAGCAAATACGCCATATCATGCCGGGCAAGGTTGAAATTTATCGCCGTAATAAAGGTGATAACGGCGAAAGCCAGTGGCAGATTCACGACGAGTGGGAAACCAGTCGCGATGACATTCCCCTGGTGACGCTTTACACGAAACGCACAGGCTTTATGCGCGGTTCACCGCCACTGCTTAATCTCGCCTTACTGAATATCAAGCACTGGCAGAGTCAGAGTGAACAGGACAACATCCTGCATGTCGCTCGCGTGCCGTTGCTGGTGGCTTACGGTCTGGCTGATGGCGAAACGTTGACGATAGGTTCTTCCTCTGCGACTCGTTTCGATGACCGCCAGCGGCAGGGACTGGAATATGTCGAGCATACCGGGGCTGCGATTGAAGCCGGTAAGATTTCCCTTGAGGATCTGGAAAACCAGATGCGTCAGGCCGGCGCAAAACTACTGCGCGCGGAAAACACATCGACTAAATCCTTAGACCAGACTCACGAAGAGCGGATGCAGGAGAATTCACCTCTCTACACCATGGCAAGCTCGCTTGAGGATGCGCTCGATAATATCCTGCAGATTATGGCGGAATGGCTGGGCGAGAAAGAAGGCGGCAATGTCGATGTACGCACCGAACTGGATGTTTCAGCCCAGACGTTTGATGCCGCAGCTGCAACAGCTGTTCAGTCGCTCCGTCAGGGTGGTGATATACGTCAGGTCGATGCTGTTCGCGTTTTGCAGACCCTCAAATTTATCGATCCGGACGCGAAGCCCGAAGAGGTTATCGACGAGTTGCGGAATCAGCAGGTCACGCTGGCCGGCGGACTGAGTAACCCGGGTGGTGCAAATGGCAACGGCGAATGACAAGCTTCAGGATGAATCGATAGCGCATGCGATATGGATAGCGCGGTACAGCACCAGCGTTGCAAACAGGATGATAAAAATCCTGAATGACAGCGATGCGGAACTGACAGCCAGATTGCTTGTAGCGATGGATAGCCTGGATGCTGACAGCTTTACCGTGTCGCGACTGGAAGCGCTGCTCGTTAGTGTCAGAGCTCTCAATCGCGAGGCTGTGCAGTCAATGTACGCGGGACTATCTGATGAGCTGCAGCAACTCGCTCAGCACGAAGCAGGCTTTCAGCTGAGCCTGTTCCAGTTTGCGATTCCTGATGATGTTCTATTGCTTCATCCATTGGTGGGCATTTCACCGGATGCCGTTTACGCAGCTACGATGGCACAGCCGTTTCAGGGGCGCCTGCTTTCGGAGTGGGCAGATAACCTTGAAGCTGACAGGATGGCAAGAATTTCCAATACAGTGCGGCAGGGCTTTCTCCTGGGCGATACGCATGAGCAAATCGCCAGAAAGGTCCGTGGTCATGCTAACCGTGGTTATCAGGATGGCGCGCTGCAGATGAGCCGAACCAATGCCGGCAGTATTGCAAAAACGGCTGTGGGGCATCTTGCTTCTACGGCCAGGAAAAGCTTTGCAGATGCGAACGATGACATTTTGAAGGGTAAGCAGTGGTTATCCACTTTGGATAACCGTACATCAAAAGACTGTCGGATTCGCGACCGCCTCAAGTACACACTGGATAACAAGCCGATCGGCCATAAGGTGCCGTATCTGCAGGGACCCGGGAAAATCCATTTCTGCTGTCGCAGCGTCGAAACCTACATCCTGAAATCGTCTGATGAGCTGGGTATTGCTGTTGGGCAAATATCAGATAGCTCACGTGCCAGCATGGACGGGCATGTGCCTTCGAATACCGATTATCAGGGATGGTTCTCGCGCCAGTCGTTCACGCGACAGTCCCAAATCGTTGGCGTAACCCGGGCCCGGCTGATTCGTGACGGCGGCATGTTGCCCGATGATTTCTACAACGACAAGGGCGAATGGCTGACTCTGGAGCAACTTCGTAACCTGGATGCTCAGGCGTTCAGCAACGCCAGACTTTAAAGCTTTTTAAGTCTTCAATCAGGCTGCCTCCGGGCGGCCTTTTTTATTGCCGTGATCCGGATGGTGAGCGGTGCAACGGTCGGATGACCACCGAAAAGGTAACCACATGAAACTGAAAACAGTCGAAGTTAACGGCAAAAGCTATGCAGAAGTCGATTCCAGCGGTTTACCCGTCTACGTCCACGATGACGGCCAGGAAGTTGGTTTTGATGCTGTGCAGGCCGTTGGGAAAATCTCCTCTCTGAATGGCGAGGCGAAATCTCATCGTGAAGCCAAAGAAGCAGCTGAAGCCAGTCTGGCTAAGTTTGCCAAAATCGGTGATCCGGCGAAGGCACTCGAAGCGCTGGAGATGATGACTAAAATCGACCAGAAAAAACTGATCGACGCAGGCGCTGTTGATCAGGTTAAAGCGGATATCACCAAATCCTTCCAGGCGCAGCTTGATGAAGCTACTCAGCGTGCGACGACCCTTGAAGGCCAGCTTTACCAGGAAATGATCGGCGGCCGGTTCTCTGGCTCGAAATTCATCGCAGATAAAGTAGCAATTCCGGCAGATATGCTTCAGGCGCGGTTCGGTCAGTCCTTCAAAGTCGAGGACGGCAAAGTCGTTGCCTATGATGGCTCTGGCAACAAAATTTATTCCCGCTCGAAGCCGGGCGAACTGGCGGCCTTTGATGAGGCGCTGGAGTTCCTGGTGGAGCAGTACCCACAGAAAGACCACATTCTGAAGGCCAGCGGCAACCAGGGAGGCGGCTCACGGCAGTCTCAGCATTCACTCGGGCAGAAAACGATGAAACGCGATGCGTTTACCAGTTTGAGCCCGACAGATCAGCAATCAACTCTCAAAGACGGTATCACCATCGTCGATTAATTCTTTGCCAGCCGCCGGATGGCTGCTGGTGCCGGAGCTGGATAGCTCAACCAACCCTATATTTTAATCTCCAAGGAATCCATACACATGGCTAATACGCTTACCGGGTTGATCCCGACTATCTTCACGGCTCTGGATACCGTATCTCGCGAACAGGTCGGTTTTATCCCGGCTGTATCGCGTAATGCGAAAGCTGATGCGGCGGCGAAGGACCAGACTGTTACTGCGCCGGTTGCGCCACCCGCAACCACTGTTGATATTACCCCGGGGGCTACTGCGCCAAATGACGGCGACCAGACGATCGGCACCGTTGATGTCAAAATCACCAAATCCAAAATGGCCCCGGTCAAATGGAACGGTGAGGAACAACTGGCACTGGGGCCCGCAGGGACATACAACACCATCCTTGCTGATCAGTTTAAGCAGGCTTTTCGCGCGCTGGCTAATGAGATGGATGCAGATCTCGCGGCTCTGTATTTCGCATCCTCTCGTGCTGTTGGTACGGCCGGCACCGCTCCTTTCGGTATTGCAGGTGATTTGTCGGATGCGGCAAATGCGCGCCAGGTTCTCTCTGACAACGGTTCGCCGACAACCGATCTGCAGATGGTTCTCGGTTCTTCGGCTATCGCAAACCTCCGCGGTAAACAGTCAGTTCTGTTCAAAGTAAACGAATCCGGTACTGATGCGCTTCTGCGCGAAGGTATCGTGGGGCGACTGGAAGGATTCAACATCCACGAATCCGCGCATGTTAAGAAACACGCTGCATCTCCGGCTGCCGGATACCTGGTGAATGGAGCAAAAGCTGAAGGCGATATTCTGATTGCCATTGATACCGGCACAGGTGCTTTTGCAGCAGGTGACATCGTGACGTTTGACGGGGACAGTAATAAATACCTTGTTGCTGCTGCGACGGCCACAGCAATCACCCTGGCTGCTCCTGGCTTACGTCAGTCACTGGCCGACAACACCGCTATTACCGCTGGTGGCGCCTACACCGCAAACATGGCGTTTGATCGCAATGCATTCCTGCTTGCATCCCGAACCCCGGCAATGCCGCAGGGCGGCGATACGGCGGATGATGTAATGAACGTTACTGACCCCGTATCTGGCATCACTTACCAGGTAGCACTGTACCGCCAGTATCGCCAGGTGCGTTACGAAGTCGGTTTGTCCTGGGGCGTTGCGGCAGTTAAGTCGGCGCACTCAGCGCTGTTGCTGGGCTGATAAACAGGGGCTTCGGCCCCTTTTTTAAATGGAGGGCTGATGGCCGGATTAACAAAAGAGCAGCGCGCCCAACGAGCTGCTGAGCAAACTGCTTCTACGCAGGCGGATAACAACGTACCCGTATCGACCACATCGCAGCTGGTGGCGATGGTTACCGATTTCCCGGCATTCCCGGGTGCGCCCAATACCGCCAACGTTCACCCTGATGAAGTGGAGAACTGGAAGGCGCACGGCTGGAAAGAAATGGAGTGATGCATGATCACTTTCATCACCGTTGAAGATGTCAATTCGATTCTCGGTGCCACCTGGACAGATGAAAGCAAAAAAGCCAAATCTGTGGTGATGGCCAATACCTGGATGAATGGACTTAACCTGAAACTGCCGTGCAATAAGGCAACTCACGAAACCATTATTCCTGACGATGTGAAACAAGCTGGCACCTATGCGGCGCTGTCGGCGGCAAATGGCGGGCTGTATCAGCAGAAAACTGATTCGGGGGTATTGCTGAGTAAGACGGTTGACGCTGACGACGTTTCTGTTTCAAAGACCTTCGCAGAACTCGGTACCAACAGTTCGGCATTGCTTGATTCGGACCTGCAGCTGGCGCTGGCCATGCTTAAGCCCTATGGCGCTAGTCAGTCCCAGGTGCGGCTGGTGAGGGGGTGATATGGGTATTCGTGACGAGTTACAAACTGAAGTTGCCGCAGCATTCGATACCGATCTGCAGGATGCGGTTAACGAATTCGCCGGAAGCTACACCGTTCGAGGCGCCTGGGATCCGGTGACGGAGACCGGCACTGAAACCCAGGTGACTTACTCGGGGCGTGGAGTGCTGGCGCGCTATAAACTGCGCCGCATCGATGGCGTTAACATTCTGCATGGTGATTTGAAGCTAAGCGCCCTGGTTAACGAGGTGACTGATAAGCCGGCCGTTGGGCATATCATCACCGCACCGGATCCGATTACGGGTGAGCTTCAGCGTTACGACATCATAACCGCTTCTGCCGACTCTGCTGGCGCTGCGTACTCCATTCAACTTCGGAGGGCGTGATATGGCTAAGGGCTGGAACATTGACCCGGCGGCATTCGCCGGGCTGGTGGCCGAAGATGTCAAACTACGCCAGCGGACAATCGCCATTCAACTGCTGAATGAAATTGTTCAAAGGTCGCCGGTAGGAAACCCGGAGTTGTGGGCCATCAACGCGACCGCGGTTCAATACAACAAAGCTGTTGGGGAATGGAACGAATCTCTTTATGCCGTTCCTGCTAACCTGACCAAAACCGGAAGGCTCAGGAAGAAAGTCCGTGTTAATGACAGCATGGATATCAGGCGGCCGGCTGAGTATCGCGCAGGAACCTTCAGGGCATCGCATTTTGTCAGCATCGGCGAACCCGATCACTCCGTCCCGACCGAACCGGATCCGCGTGGGACAATGACGTTTCTTAATGGCAAAAATATCATTGACCAGGCGCCAGCCTACTCGGTGATTTACATCCAGTCGAACCTGCCTTACTCCGTGTCTCTGGAGAATGGCCACTCAACGCAAGCGCCGACAGGCGTCTATGCCGTCTCGTTTAATGGTGTGATTCAGGCCTACAAATGACCCTCACAGAAATCAGAAACGCTGTCATTTTCCGAATGGCGGCACAGACCGCTATTGCCTCTGATGCGGTGGATTATCCCAATGGTCCGGTATTTGACCCCAGTAACCGCGATATCTGGGCCCGTCTCACCAACATTGCAGGGCAGGCAGGCACAACCGAGATCGGGGATGGGCCAGTCGTCCACAGGACGGGCTTACTCATCATTCAGCTGTTTGTTCCGGTTGGCTCCGGGACGTTGCTTATCTCCCGGACGGCCGATCAGCTAACGGAGCTATTTGAGTTCAAGGACGACGGAAAACTGAGTTATTTCGCTGTTTCTGCTGTGCCGGCGGGTGAGACCGATGGCTGGTTACAGCTCAATCTTCAAATTCCTTATCGCGCTCTGTAGCGCACAAAAAACAGGAGGCTCCTGTGAGCTCAGGTGCAAAAGTAGTAGCCGCGTTTATTCGCGAGACAACGCCAGGAATCACGCCAACAGCAGGGGCGTGGAACCTGCTGCGCCGTTCTTCATTTGGTCTGAAACCAACGCAGAACACCAACGACAATGACGAAATCGCTGGTGACCGTATGGCGCAGGGTGTTTCACGCGGCACAGTGGATGTCGGCGGCGATGTCGGTACACGGTTTCGCTGGAATCAGCATGACGATTTTCTTGCCAGCTGCTTCGGTTCCGAATGGGTAAATAACGTGCTGACGATGGGTAACGGTCGCATTACGTTCTCCGTGGCGACTTTTGCCAGTGATGTGGGGATCGCCCAGATTGCCCGCGGTTGCCAGGTTGGCACCTTCCAGATGGAAATCCCGGCCGATGGTGATATCACTGCAACCATTACGTTTGCAGGGCTGGACTGGGAGACGAAAGGGGACGATACCAGCTATTTCACCGCGCCGGTGGATTTAGCGGGGGCGCTGCGTTACTCCTTCAAAGAGGTCACGAACATCCGGCTAAATGGTGTTGATGGCGGGACAGGTTTCTGCGTCGACACCTTCAACATCCAGTTCAACAACAATATGCAGACTCAGCGCTGCATCGGTACCGGTTCGGCATTCGCCGGCGCAAACATTCCGACAACCTTTACCCCGTCAGGTCAAATCACGCTGTCATGGTCAAAGGCTGCCTGGGAGGTTTACAAAAAAACGTTCACCGGCGAAACGGTGCCGTTTAGCTTCACGCTGGAGAATGCTGAAGGCGCCTATACCTTCGATTTCCCGGAAGTGCAGATCTCCGGCGACTGGCCGGATGCGGGGAGCACTGACATTGTTCAGGTTCAGCTGGATATCACCGCGGCCAATACTCCGCCAACTATTACCCGCGTTCCTGCCACTACTGGCGGTGATGATTAACATTGGCCCTCTTTGGAGGGTTTTTTTATGGAGTTTTTTATGCTGATTGTTACCCCGAAAATTGATTTAAATGGCGAGCGCTGGTTTTATCCCTACAAAAAGCCAGAAGGCAGCAAAAAGGAATTCTCGCCGGAAGAAGAATCGCTTTTCAAACTTCGCCTGCTGGTGGCCAGCAGCGAGAATCCACAATATCGCTCCCGTAACGCGCTGGTGCGCCGCCACATCGATAAGATGGACGCAGGTTATAAGGTGGGGACAACGGATTTTAATCTCGCCAGCGTGGACGATATCGACTCTGTTGATGACCTGCTGATCGATAACGCCGCTCGGTTCCTGCTGAAAGGCTGGGAGGGAGTAGGTCAGTTAGTCGACGGCATAGAGGTTGCTCTCGACTACACCCCAGAACTTGGGGCCGCCATGCTGAAACAGCACCCGGCGCTATACTGGCTGATACTGGCTGAGGCGGCAAACATTGCTCAGGGTAAGGAGCAGCAGACTCAGGAAACCGTAAAAAAGCCATAGAGGCCCAAAAGTGGCTAAAGGATTTCTCTGGCGAGCAGGGCGAGAAAGCAAAGTGGCGCAGGGAGAAGCTAAATCTCCCACCCATTCCAGAGCCTGAAATCGATACGGTCACTGGGGAGATCCTCAACGCTTACGCCATGATATCGCGCGGCAGGAAGTATGCCGGCATGGCCGGAGTGCCGCTCCCTTTATCCCTGAACGATATTGAGCTTTACCTGGCATCGCGCACCATCCTGATCGACCGCATTGAGTTTGACGCAGCAATACTGGCCCTCGATGATGCCTGGAGAGCTGAGTGGGCTGAAGAGCAGAAAAGACAGGCAAAAGTGAAGTAGTCATATCATTGTCCCCATCTTTTCCTGTGCTAATCTGTGAGCAAATGTTAATGATGAGGATAGGGATGTGAAAAGGGCTTTGGTGGTCGGGCATGGTTTAATGGCATTGTTGGGCTGTGATGACAAGTTTCAAATATCAAAACTACTCCCCCCTAAAGACCCACCTTCTATTGCTGAGATGATAGCTACGGGGAAAGAGGAAATAACGTCGGAATGTAAAAACGGCGATGTTTCCTTTAACTGTGAACTCCTCACTGGCGATTTAACCGGGACGGGAAAGTGGCATCATACCAAGCTGTACCTGCATAACAGCGGGATGGTAGATATGATTATTGACGGCAAGGCTTACTATCAAAGCGATATCAGCAGTAACACCTTTGCTGGTCAGGAGACAACTACCTTCACAATGAAAGGCGTTGGTGGCGATAATGGTGAAGTAAATATCGTTAGATCCAATGAAGGGAAATCCTTAAATTTTGAAGCCTATAACAAAGATGACAAACGGTTTGTTATGGGAGGCGTTAAACTGCAGTAACTCAATCTAGGGATGAAGATAGCCTTCACTGATTATCATTTTTTAAGTATTTCCTAACCCGCTTTATCGGCGGGTTTTTTATTGCCCGGAGATAAGGTAAATGGCAGAACAAGAATCACGGCTAGCGATACGCCTGGACAGCTCCGGGGCAGAGAAGCAGGCTGACAGCCTTACTGTTGCGCTTGATAAGATGACTCAGTCTGGTGATAAGGCTGTAACCAGCATATTCAAAGTGACAAAAGCGACTGACGAAGAAAAAGATGCTCTCAATAAATTACGAGCAGCCATTGATCCGGTTGGTGCTGCAATTGATACAGTCGGTCGCCGCTATAGTGAGCTAAAAAAATACTTCGATAAGGGTCTAATTGACGAGGAAGAGTTTCGTTCGCTGTCTAAGATGCTGAATGACACCACTGAGGAACTAAGTGGTGTTGCACAAGCTCAACGAGAAGCAGAGAAGGCCAGCAAACTGGCTGCTGTGCAGCAGGAAGCGCAGGCTGATGCATTCCAGAGAATGCTCGATAAAATCGATCCTCTGGCAGCTGCGCTTCGTAATCTCGAGCAACAACAAAGTGAACTGAATACTGCCTTTAAATCGGGTGCAATTAATACTTCCCAATATGATGCATACAGCAAAAAACTGCAGGAGACTCGTCGGGAAGTAACTGGCGAAGCACAAGCCGAGCGCGAGGCTGTAAAAGCACATGATGAGCAGGTAACTGCGCTGCGTCGTCTTGAAGCCCAAATAGATCCCGTAGGTGAAGCATTCCGCCGCCTGAACGAACAGCAGCGCCAGCTGGATACAGCTAAAACATCCGGGATGCTGTCGCCCCTGGCTTACGATCGCCTCAACAGCAAACTTGCAGAATCCCGCGATGCCCTGGAAAAAACCCAGGCGCAATTGGGTAAAACAAGCCAATCTGCAGCTCAGACTGCCAACGCTATGCGCATGATCCCTGCTCAGATGACAGATATTGTTGTCGGTCTTTCTACAGGGCAGTCACCGTTTATGGTTCTTATGCAGCAGGGCGGTCAGCTCAAAGATATGTTTGGCGGCATTGGGCCAGCGATTAAGGGCGTTGGCACATATGTCATGGGTCTGGTTAATCCCTATAGCGTAGCAGCTGCTTCAGTTGGGTTGCTAACTTATGCCGTCTATCAGAACCGACAGGAAATTGATGCTGCGACAAAAATAGCCACAACGTCCCTTGGCGCTAATGGAGATGCTGCTGAGCGACTTGCACTCAATATGGTTGCTATATCTGATAAGACGGGTCAGACGATCGATGAAGTCGGTAGTATGTTTATAACGACTAATGACGGTGCGAGCGAAGCAATAAATAAGCTAATCGACGTTGGTTTTAGTTATGACGAGGCAAGGACGAAGGTAGCCCAATACAAGGACTCTGCTAATTTCACCGCTTTGAATGCTGATATTGATCAGCATCGACGGGAGATCCTGAAAATAGGTGATTCGTGGACAGCTGCAGCAATTGAGGTCAAAAATTATTACACAGCTGCGGATAAGGGTAGGCAAAACGTAGCGCTTGGTGGTGCAATTGACCCTACGATGCGGTTTATCGGCCAGGCATTAGATCTGCAAACCACGATGAACACACTTACCATTGAAGGTAATAAGGCGGTAAAAAATTCCGTAGACTGGATTAATAAGGAGTATCTGGCGGCAGACAGGGTTGCCGGTGCAGAAGCTCGGTTAAAGGAGGCAAGAGCACAGTCCAGAAAAATAGCTTTCTCAGGAAATAAAGAAGCAATCGATCAGGCCAATGCGCTAATTGCTGTAAGAGAAAAGGAACTTGAGCAGGCCAAAAAAGCTGGGCAGCCTAAGACCCACAAAGAAAAAGCCTATACAGAGGACGCAGCAAGCCGGCTGCTTGATCAGATAAACCAGCAGACTGCAGCCATGCAGTCCCAGTTGGATGCCAGTGACAAGCTTAACAGCGCGACACAGGCGCGGGTTAAGTTCGAACAGCAAATTGCTGACCTCAAGTCTAAAACGCAGCTTACAGCTGACCAGAAGTCGATCCTTTCCCGTTCAGATGAAATCCTCCAGGCATATAAGCAGCAGGAGGCACTGCAAAATTCCGTAAAAACCCTGGACGATTATCGGAAGATGCAGGAACAGGTAAAGACGAAGGATGAGCGGACCAACGATCTGCTTAAAACCCGTCTTGAACTGCTGGAGAAGGCCAAAGCAACCGGGCACCTTAAACCCGGTGAATATGAAAAAACGAGGGCAGATATTTATCAAAACACCGATATGCAACTGCCCTCGACGGTTCGTAATGTTGTAGGAAACCAGACACCCACAGGAGGGCGACTCTCTGGAACTTTTGAGGGGATGCAGGGGCAAATCAACGAATATGACCAGGCTCAGCAAGAGCTCCAGCGCTGGCTGGCATCGCAGGAGGAAGCTTATGCGAAGGCCGGTGAAATAACTGCCGAGGGTGAGGCCAGAATGACCTCTATTCGTCAGCGTGCGGCGGATGCAAATCAGGTCATAGAGGCACAGAAAAACACCATCATATCTGCAGCCACGCAGTCCTTGTTTGATAGTACCGCTGAAATCATGCGAACGGGGTTTGGTGAGCAATCGGCAATCTACAAGGTTGCTTTTGCTGCGAGCAAGGCATTCGCTATCGCTGACTCTATGGTGAAAATCCAGCAGGCTATAGCAAGTGGTGCAGTAAGCGCACCTTATCCGGCCAACATCATCGCTATGGCCTCAATCGCTGCGCAGACTGCCAGTATCGTCTCAAATATCCAGGCTGTTTCAGGAGTTGGCTTCGCCTCCGGCGGTTACACCGGCCCCGGTGGTAAGTATCAGCCCGCAGGTATTGTTCACAAAGGTGAGTACGTCTTCGACCAGGCGTCAACGAATCGGATCGGCGTGTCTCAGCTTGAGGCACTTCGAAATGGCCAACCGCTTGATGCAACTCTGGGGCGCACAGGTTTTGGTACTGGTGTTCAGAACGTTAACAGCGACAACAGCAGCAAGACCACCATCCATGCTCCCATTGAGCAGCATTTCCATACGCCGCCAGGTGTTACACCTGATCAGATGGCTCTCTCTATGGCGCAAACACAGAAGCGAGCGACAACGGAAGCCCTGGATCAGGTTGCTGCGCAATTGTTGAGAGGGGACGGGAAAGTTGGTAAGGCAATGCGGAGTAAATATCCAGGCAGAGGGTTAGAGTGATGACTGATATCTACTACCCGCATGAAAGTCTTCCGATGCCATTACAGGAAGGATACGGATTCCAGCCTGTAAGCCCGTTAAAACGAACCCAGTTAACCACCGGCCGCGCGCGGCAAAGGCGAGCTTATACGTCCACGCCTACGCAGGCCAGCATCACCTGGTTTATGGAAACCGATGCGCAGGGGCTGGCGTTTGAGTCCTGGTTCCGTGATGCGTTATCTGACGGGGCTGCATGGTTCATGACGAAGCTGCAGACACCGGCAGGCATTAAGTTTTACAAATGCCGCTTCACAGATATTTATCAGGGACCGGTGCTGGTGGCCCCGATTTACTGGAAGTACACGGCGACGCTTGAATTATGGGAACGCCCCCTTGCTCCTGCCCCATGGGGTAATTACCCGGAATGGATCGTCGGCAGCTCACTGCTGGATATTGCGCTGAATAAGGAGTGGCCGAAGCATGACGCAGATTAAACGCCTCTACGCCAGCAGCGGCCCGGAGGTGATCATTGAAACGCTGCAGATCACCGTTGGCTCAGATATTCACTACCTGTGTCAGGGCTACGAGGATATTACGGCGACGACGGAGAACGGCGATACCGTAACGTTTTCAGCCTGTGCGATAGACATTGCGCTGCCGGCGCGCAATGCGGACGGCACGCAGGACCTCAAATTTGCCCTGTGCAATATCGACGGCATTGTGTCCACGGCAATCCGCAATGCGCTGGTGAACCGCCTTTCGGCATCGCTAACGTACCGGAGTTATATCTCCACTGATTTAGCAGCGCCTGCGGGAGTGCCGTATACGCTGAAAATCAAGTCGGGATCCTGGACAGCGACAGAGGTGCAGATCACCGCGGGCTATATGAATGTCCTCGATATGGCCTGGCCGCGTTTCCGCTACACGCTACCTGTATTCCCCGGACTGCGATACATGAGTTGAGGTTGTCCCATGTTTGAACCTAATAAATACCTTTCGGTCACCTGGCTGAAGGGCGGTCGCTTTTTTCCCAAACTCGACTGTTTTGGCATTGTGAACGAGATACGCCGCGATTTGGGCTTACCTCTCTGGCCCGATTTTGCCGGGGTCACGAAAGACGACGGCGGCCTCGACCGGGAAGCGCGCCGGATGATGCTTACCCTTGAGCGCTGCGAACCCTGCGAAGGTGCCGGGGTGGCCTGTTATTCCGGGTCGACTGTCACCCATGTAGGGATCGTGGTCAGTATCGATGGTCTGTTGCATGTGGCGGAATGCAACCCAGGCACGAACGTAACTTTTCTGCCGTTGCCGCGTTTTAAGCGGCGCTTTGTTCGCGTGGAGTTCTGGCAATGACCATTCGTTTTTATCCTTCCCGGCTTCCCGGAGAACCACTTGAAACGCATGAGCATGGTGTAACCAGTATTCGCACCTGGCTGGTGGCAAATGTTGAAGGCTACGAGGATCGGGATGTCCCACCGCTTACCGTTGAGGTTGAGGGGCTGTTAATTCCTCCAGGTGAGTGGGCCACCTGCGTGATTCGCCCTGATAGTGATGTCAGGCTTTATCCGGTTCCATTCGGGCTGGAGGCCGCCACAATCGCGTGGATCGGTATCGGTATCTCCGTTGCCGCTGCAGCCTATTCGCTTGTTTTGATGAGCACCATTGATACGGGCGGCTATACCTCATCCACAGGGCGCAGTCTCGACCTGAACCCGGCGCGGGCCAACACCGCAAAACTCGGTGATGCCATTCGTGAGGTGTTTGGCCGGGTGCGTATCTACCCAGATTATGTGGTGCAGCCGGTTACCCGGTTCGATGCCGCCGATCCTACGAAAATGCGCGTCCAGATGCTGCTATGCCTCGGAGTCGGTGAACTGATTTATACCAATGGCGATATCCGGGTTGGCAGTACGCCAGCTTCAACGCTGCCGGGTTTCAACATCACCTATTTTCCGCCAGGCGCGGACGTTTCCGGCGATGAGCGCAGCGAAAACTGGGTCAACTCCACCGAAGTGGGCGGGACGTCATCCGGCACCGGGCTGGACATGGCCCAGACGTCGCCGGACGCAGACGACATTATCGCAGACAGCATGACCGTATCCGGTTCGAGCGTAACGTTTACGGGGCTGGATACGGATGATGATGATGATAATGACGAGAACGATAACGCACTGCCGCCCAGTTGGGTCGCTGGCGCCGTGGTCGAACTGAAAGCCCCGGCGAACTACCAGATCACCACGGCAGCCGGATACAGCGTAATCGCAAGCCCGCTGCTGACGGAGATCGCTCCGGTGGTTGGGATGCCGGTGACGCTGGGGTTTAACTCTGTCGATTACGATCTGTTTATCGCGTCATATACCCCCGGTCAGGCTGCAGTGCCCGGCACCGGGGGGAGTGCGGCAAAAGTCCAGGCCAGTGCGGCCCTGACCACCTACGATTTTTCGACCAGCTCCAGCACGTTCACGATCACCTGGCAGGGGGTTACCTACCCGGTGTCGCTGGTGGCTAACTACGTCTCGATGTCGGGACTGCTGGCGGCCATCACCGAGGGACTCACCGGCTCCGGCCTGGTTGCGCAGGACAACGGCGGCACCGTACTGATAACCGAGGCGGCCAGTCCGTTCGCGGGTGGGGCGATCACGTCCTCTTCACTGCCTGCAGCTGTTTTCGGTGATGCCCCGGTTTACACCTCCGGCACGGCATCAACCGGCGGCAGCCCGGCGGTAACGGCGAATGTGACACTCGCCTATAACTCTGCCACGGGAACGGCCTTTTCCGGCATGCCGGAGGGGGTGCAACGGCTTTCACTTGCTCACCGCGGGAATGAGTACCGCATTGTCTCTGCCGACGGTACGACGGCGACGGTGGCGCGCCTGGTTTCCGGTGCCGTTGATGAGTCATGGCCGGGATTCTCCGCCCGGACGATGATCGACTATGAGGCCACTGGTCTTAACGACATGCTGAGCTGGCTGGGGCCGTTCCTGGTTTGCCCTGAGAATGAAGTGGTCGATGCATTCGAGGTGAATTTCTCCTTTCCGAACGGCATCTGTGGCTTTGACAGTAAGGGCAAAAAACGGATCCGCCACGTGGAGTGGGAGATTCAGTATCGCGTCTACGGTTCCGGATCGGGGTGGGTGAGTCACCAGGGCGAGTATGCTCTGAAAAACGTCAACGGGCTGGGATTCACTGAGCGGATCACCCTCAGCTCTCCGGGACTGGTGGAAGTTCGCTGTCGCCGGCGCAATGAGCAGGGCTCAAACAACGCCAGGGATTCGATGTACTGGCAGGCACTGCGCGGGCGACTGCTGACGCGCCCTTCATCCTATCCCGGCGTGTCGCTGATGGCGGTGACCGTTGAGACGGGCGGGAAGCTGGCGGCGCAGTCGGACCGCCGCGTAAACGTTGTGACCACGCGGGCCTACGACTCAGGAACGGCCAGAACCATTTCGGGAGCGCTGCTGCATATAGGGAACTCACTGGGGCTGGCGATGGATGTCGACACCATCAACGCGCTGGAGTACACGTACTGGACGCCACGGGGCGAGTATTTCGATTTCGCCACGGGCGACAGTATCTCAGCGCTGGAAATGCTGCAGAAGATAGCCAATGCTGGCAAGTCCCGCTTCCTGTTAAGCGATGGCCTGGCGACGGTCAACCGTGAGGGGATTAAGCCCTGGACTGGCGTGATCACTCCGCATGAGATGGTGGAGGAGCTGCAGAGCGGATTTACCGTATCGTCCGACGATGATTTTGATGGCGTCGACGTGACGTACATCAACGGGATTACCTGGGCAGAGGAGACCGTTAAATGCCGGACGCCTGACAATCCGACGCCAGTGAAAATCGAGAACTACAAACTCGATGGGGTACTGAGTCGGGATCACGCCTACCAGATCGGCATGCGTCGCCTGATGAAATACCTGCAGCAGCGGGTGACGTTCCAGACCACTACCGAGCTGGACGCGCTGTGCTACAACACGGGCGATCGCATCGTGCTCACGGATGATATTCCGGGTAACAACACGATTTCCTGTCTGGTGGAGGCGATGACAACAGCTGGTGGCGTGACAACGTTCACCGTTACGGAGCCGCTGGACTGGTCTTTCGAAAACCCCCGCGCGCTGATCCGCTATCAGGATGGCTCTGCATCCGGGCTGATGGTGGCGAGCAGGGTGGGCGATTTTCAGCTGTCAGTCCCGCACCTGAGCGAGTTTGATGACCCGATGAAGGTTGACCTGTCATCGGCAACCATCGAGCCGATCCGCCTGGTGTTCTGCGGCTCAACGCGCCACGTCTACGACGCCATTGTAGAAGATATCGCCCCGCAGTCAGACGGCACCTGTCAGGTCACCGCTAAAGAATACCTCGAATCGTTCTACCAGTACGACGACGCCACATACCCCGGCGACGTCGCGTAA